ACCGCGGCCATTTCCGAGAGGCGGAGGATTACGGGGAGGTGACTCAGGTCGACGACGGCCGCATCCCGAGCGCGCGGCACGGTGACTTTCGCGGGTGTGGGTTTCGGGATGCTGCGACGCTGAACCATGAACCCCTCCTAGTGAAACAACGGCCGGGCGAATTTGTCTAGCACGACACAATCGAGCGGTGGGACGCGCATCTTATGCGCGGGGGGGGGTCCCATACAACCCGGTCTTTCGTCCTATTGACTTACGGTCAGAATAAAGCTATTGCGTTATCTTCTTTGCACGGGTTATTGTCGGGCCGGTATCCGCCATGGAACGATCCTCGTCTATGGCCAAACAAATCCCCATCACGCATCTGGGATGGCGCTGTTCGCGGTGTGGGCATGAATGGATCCCCAAGACTGAAGGTTTCGCGCCGGCGGTCTGCCCGAAATGTAAAAGCCCGTACTGGAATCGACCGCGCCGGTCTTCTGGATCTAAATCACCATCGAGGCGGCGTCAACCCAAAAGCGACTAAACCGTTTCAGAATTAAGCTAAAATAAGCGTGTATGCCACGAGCGAAACGCACACGCATTACCCTCGCGGAAGGGATTTATCAGGACGCGCATGGGATCAGCGTGATCGCGCGTCTCGGCTCAGGCAAGAATTTGATCAGCGCGCCGCCCGTGCGGTTTCCCCTGGTCGACGACGACGGCATTCCGTATTCCAAACAGAACAATCTCGAGCTCGTGCGGTGTCGCCTCCAATTGCTCGAGGACTTGCGACAGAAACGCGCGCGCCGCGGCGGCGAGGCCGGATCACTCGGCGCCGCGATCGATCTGTGGCTCCACGATCATCCGTTGACGCCGCGCGCGGATGGCAAGGTCGTGATCGACGACAAGCGCGCCGACGAGCATCGCTTGCTCGCGCATTGGCGATCGGCCCCGCTCGCCGCAGAGCCCGTCGCCGAGCTCAAACGATCGCAGGTCCGCGCCCAGCTCAAGGCCTGGACCGACGCCGGCCGCGCGCCGACGACCGTCAATCACCGGATGCGCGCGCTCGCGATGGTCCTCCGCGAAACCCTCGGCGCCGACGACGACGACGACCTGATCCTCCCGACGGACGGGATCGCCTACTTGCCGCCGCCCAAGGGCGAGCCCCGCGGGATCCTCATGCCGATCCTCGCGCGCATCCTCGCGACCATGCCGGACCGCGGGCGCGGCGACAAGGGCGGCCCGCGTCCCGACTACAGCGAAACGAAGATCCGCCTCCGGGTGATGTCCTGGACCGGGCTCGCACACAAGTCCCTCATGCGTCTGGACCGCAAGCGCGTGAACTTCCGCGAAGGAAAGCTATTTCTCCCGGCCCGCAAAAAGGGGAAGGGCGTCGAGGGCGCCTGGGTCGACCTCCTGCCGCCGGCCGTCGAGGCCTTGCGCGACTATGACCGGGCCGCGTTGTGGGGTCAGGCCTTCTCGCGCGCGAGTATGCGTAAGAGTTGGCGCCGGGCCGTCGTGAATTGCCGGAAGGCCCTGGTCGTCGAGGCCGAGCAGTCCGGCGATCGGACCATGCTCGAGCAGTTCGACGCCAGCGTCCCGCCCAATTGCAATCCCTACGACACGCGGCACTCGTTCCTGTCGGACGCCTACCGGCAGAGCGGCGACATCCACGCGGTCAAACACATTGCCCAACACGCCGACATCAAGACGACCGAGCGGTATACGAAGGCCGCGGTCCCGGACCGGGTCGCGAGCGCGATCGACAAGATGCGCGCGCGATGGTTCCCCGAGAGCCCGAAACCGGGCGCGACGGTCCGCGAGTTTCACGTCGTCCCCTCGACGAAATGAGCGCGTGTGTGTGCGTCCAGAATTACGCAGATTTGAGGGGATTTTTGCCCCGGTGTGTGTGCGCGGTGTGTGTGCGCGGTGAAAACGATCAATAAAATCAGGCATTTTTGCCACGGGCCACTGGTTTCCTAAACCGGGGGTCGCAGGTTCAATCCCTGCCAGGCGCACCATTAGAATCAATCACTTACAGCGTTCCACGTGGAACACTCGCACACACGGCCCGGAATTTCCATATCCAAATTTAGGCGCAATTACGCAGATCAGAAATGGGTGTGTGTGCGTGGTGTGTGTGCGTACGTTCAGGGGCGAATTCTGATCCCGCTCGAGAGCCCGAGCCAGGCCGTGACAGCGGGGACGCGCGCCAGGGCCGCCGGCCAGTCGGGGAACACCTGACAGAGGTCGTGGGCGACCCAGCGGGCCTCAATCGAGCCATCCGGCCGCGCCCGGAGGACGACGACGTCGTCGACCGGGAAGGGGAGCCCGCCTTGTGTGTGTGCGTGTGTGTGCGTCAGAGCAGGATCGACGCGACCCATAAGGCCAGCCCGGCCCCGATCAGATTGACGCGCGGGCTCGAGACGTTCGCCGCCGACGCCAGGAAACACACGAGCGCGAGGCCGAGGAGGACGACGTCGAGCGTAATCATGGGGACCCTTTCCACGTAAATTGCGTTCCGCAACACACACAGACCCACTGATCGCCGTCGCCGTGTTCGGGCGGCGTCGCCGTGTCGCAATGCTTCGGGCACGTCGGCCCGGGCGCGGGCTCGAGCGCGGCCCGCGGCGCCCAGGACCCGACCCGGCGGCCGTTGACGTGGGTTAGGCGCCGGCCATCACGTTCCATAACGTCGCAATCTGCGATCGGATCTCCGGGTCCGTCGCGCTCGTTTCAATGGCGCCGGCTTCGAAGTTGTAGGACGTCGTCGCCGCGACGAGGTTGGTCCCATTCGTGATCGTCGGCCCGAGGCTATAGGCCATCTGGGTCGGGTTGTTCAGGATCGACTGGGCGAGCTGGCGCCGCTGTTGGTGGAATTCGGTCCCGGTGTCCTCACTGGCGACGACGATCGCCTCCGAGGTCAGGAGCGAGGCGAGGCGTTTCTGGAAATTCTGATCAGCGGCGAGGGCAGATTGAGATCGGGGTGTCGTCGGCATCGTCGGCTCCTGTGTGTGTGCGTGTGTGTGCGTTACGCCGTCCAGCCGCGGCCCGGCAGGCGACGGGCAATGTTGACGAGACGCCCGGCCCGACGGCGGCCGAGCCCGATCGCGTGCGTCCAGCTCGTCATGGTCGCCGCCGCGGCCGTCGCCTCGAGCCGCCCGACGACGAGGCGCGCGACGCCGCCATGCTGGAAACTGGCGCCGGCCGCCAGCGGGCCGGTGCGCTCGATCGCCCCCGTCAGCATGTTGATCACGGTGAAGTCCGCGCAGGCGCGCTCACACGGGAGGGCGTTGCCGGCGGCCTCCTGAGTGTGCACGACCAGGACAAAGCGCCCGTCCTCGGCGATCGCGTGTTCGCAGCGCGTCGGGTCGACGGCGGCCAGGATGCGGACGCCCTGGAAGCGCGTGCCGGCGTGACAGACGACCGGAAACGTCGCGATGTCGGTCGGGAGAAAGGTCGGCAGCCGGGCGACTTCTTCGAACCCCGGCATCGTCTCGATTGGCTCGTCCCAAAACACGCCCGAGCCCGACATGAACGTCCAGCCCTGCCCGCCCAGGAGCGCCGCCGCGGTCAACGCACAGAGCAGCTCGGGATCGTTGACCTGGCCGACGCTCACCCCGTCGCCGCCGCCGACCGGCTCGGTGTTCTGCACGGGCTGGCCGGTGTCGCGGATCTCTTCGTCGTAGCCGTAGCCGAAATAATGCTCGACGATATGGGTGTGATCGCCGCGGTTGCCGTGACAGGTGATCGCCGTCGCCGGCGACGCGCTCCAATACGCGAAGCTGTCGGGCAGCTCCGGCTCCCAGGATGTTTGCGGCGGGTCGCAGGCGGCGAGCGCGTCGGGGTCGCTATCCCCGCCCGGCGACGACAGGCCGACGACCGCGGGCAGCCAGCCCGCGCCGGCGTCGAAGGCGTCGATCATCTCGAGCAGCAGCGCCCGATCGTCGCCGCCATTCTGCCAGGCCTCGTTAATCGCCCAGACGCCGGCGAGGACCTCCTTCCCGAAAGGGAGGTCGCGATAGAACTGCCCATTCCGCATCATGTGATCGATCTTCTGCTGATGGGTAAAGGCGTTCATATCGCCGCGGTCGTCGAAAATCTTGAGGCCGCGATCGTGGAGCATCGTCACGTATTCGCGCTTCCGCTCCCAGTAGTCGGGCGTCGCCGGAATGACGCGCCCGCTATTGGCGATGAATTCGATCGGCGTCACCTCGCGGCCCTTCCAGGCGTCCCACTCGTCGACATCGCCGGGCCGGTTGCTATCCCAGAATCCGAGGACGTCGAGGTTGCGGACGAACCCGTACCGCTCGGCGATGATGTCGAGCTGGGTCGCGACGTCAAGCGCGCCGATCGTCTTGCCGTGACAGTAGGCGCTGAACCCTTCCATGAAGTGACAGCCCATCAGCATCCGCGGCCCGGTCTCATCGGCGACGACGCGATCGGTCCGGGTCAGGACGCCGGCCAGATAGTTCGGATTGAGCGCGGTCGGCGGCGCCCAGAAATTGACGCTCGAGGCAAAGAATTCCCATTCGCCCGGGCGCGGCGGATCGGCGTCGACCTGGACGAGGACACTGCCCGGGCCGCCGCCGGCGGGCGCCTGCAGGTAGGTGCCGTGGTAACTCTTGAAGCACACGATCGCATCGTCGCGGACCTCGATCGTGTACCGCTCCCATTCGCCCGAGCTCGTCGCGCGACAGGCGACGGACCCGTCGATCTCGGCGGTGAGGAAGTGACCATCATGGGCCTGGAGTGAGACGGTGCCGTCGTCATTGTGACTGACGGTCCACTGCTCCCACGGCCCGGGCTGGACCCGATCGGCCAGCACTTCGCGGCCGCCGCCGCCCTCCGCGCAGAGGTAATACCCGAGCGACGAGCGAAGCGTCGTGACGATCGGATCGGGCAGCGTGGCGGTCATGGGTGGTTATCCTTCCGCGGGCGGGTGAACAGGGCGACGACGACACAGACGGCGATCCCGAGGATCAGCACGAGGTCGATCACGACGAGCCCCCGGCGATCGACCCGCCAGCGATGAGCCGCCGCAAGGTGTCCTCGAGCGAGAACCGGACGGTCGAGGCGCGCACCATGAAGCGCGGCGCCAGGCCCGGCGAGATGTCGATCTCGGTGATCGTGACGTCCTGGATCGTGAGCGTCTCGGCGATGCGCGGGCGGTCGAGATTGATCACGACCTGTTTCCCGCTCTTGGTCTTGAGGTCGCGCGTCGCATACGAGACGGTCACGATCGGGCGACTAAAGAGCGCCAGGTCCGCGTCACACCGGGCGGTGAGCGACTCGAGGCCGCGGCGGGTATCGACCAGCAGCTGCTCGACGACGCCGTCGCCGCCGGCCCGGGCGGCCTGTTCGGCTTGCGCCAGCGGGTCGTCGCGTTGCACCCAGATATGCACGGCGGCGCCCTTGAGGATCGGGACGAGAATCCCCGTCACGCCGGTCAGCATCGCCGCCGGGCGCGCCTGCTGGCCGTAGAGGACGGTAATCGAGATCGCGCCGGCGCCGTCGGCCGGGATGCCCGTCAGCGACTGCCCACTGATCCCGGTGTAGCGGACGACCTGGCCGCCGCCCAGGACGACCCAGCCGCCGGTCGGCCGGAAGGTCGCCGCGGCCGCGACCGGGAGCGTCGGCGACCCGGGGTTCACCTGGCCTTGCGGTTGTTGCAGGCCCGAAGTATCGGCGACGGGTTCCCCGGCCGCGCCGGCGAGCGTCGCATCCGAGGCGACGATGGTCGCGGTCGTGTCGATGTTGTTCGCGACGACCAGCGCGAGCTTGCGGGTCGTGCTCCCGACCGGCGACATATACAGCTCGCGCGCGGTGACGGCCGACGCGCCTTTCGGGATCGTGGCGACGATCTGGTTCCCGACCGCGGTCGGGGTCGACAGCGCCGCGGCGCCCAGGCCGCTATTGGCGACCGAGTCATTGAAGGTTGAGCCGGTGTTATTGGCGATCGTCGTCACGAGCTTGAACGTCCCGGCCCCGTTGAAGCGCCGGTAAACTTTGCGCGCCGTCGTGCCGGGCGGGCCGAGCGGAATGCTCGAGACGGGGATCCGCTGAACCGCGGTCCCGGTCGTGTTCACGGTCGGGGCGGCGACGCCGAGCGACGCCGTCGCCTTGCTGTCGGTGTAGGTCGTCGTCGTGTTGTCCGGGATCGTCGTGACGAGGTTATAGACGCCCGAAAAATTAAACGACCGATACAGCCGGCGCGCCGTGGTCCCCGCCGGGCCGGGCCGGATGTCGTAGAGGTTAATCGTTTGATTCCCCGCGGCGATGTTCTCCCAGCCGTACTCAGGGCCCGGCGTCGTCTCGCCCTGGGCGTTGACCAGGGTGATTTTCCACGCATGAGCGCCGACGTCGAGGTTCCCGCCGGCGAGGTGCGGATGCTCGGCCCACATGGCGGTCGTCGGCGCGGCGATCTGCCCGATGGTCGACGAGGTCCCGATCGCGTTACTGATCGGGCCGGGGAGCGTCTCGCCAAAGGCCGTCACGAACGCGACGACGTAGTCATGCGATCCCTGATCGGGGCCGGTGCCCGTGACCGCCGTGGCGGCGACGGGAGCGGTCGGCGGCGGCGGGACGACGGGCACGTCGATCCCGGCGGCCGGGCCGGGGATGGATTTGCCGAGCGCGGTCACAAAGACGACCGTCACGTCGTGATGGCCATCGGTGACGCCGGCGCCGGGCGTCAGGCCCAGGACGGGCGCGACCGTCGGCGCGGCGCCGGGGCCGACCAGCGTCCCGCCTTCGGCGAGCGTCACGCCGGTAAAGGCGATCTTCTCGGACTGCGCGCCGTCGGGCGTCGTCGCCAGGATGGCCAGGCCGCCGAGCGGGGGAAACGTCACGCCGTCCTGGATGGGGACCAGCGTCTCGCCGACGGCGAGATCGGCCAGGATATTTTCGCCGTAGCCCTTGCCGTAGACGCGCGTGCGGAGCTGGCTACTATCGACGTTCGCCTGGATGGCCGGGACCATCAGGAACCGATGCCCCTCGTCGATGGGATCGGGCGGGGCCGCGAGGTCCTCGAGAAACAAATAAATCACGCCGTCCTCGACCTTGGCGTAGCCGCCGATCGCCGTCGCCAGGCGCACGAGCGCGGCAATGAACGTATCCGCGCCGTCGAAGACGATCGAGACCGGCGGGAGGCCGGCGGCGATCCCGGCCGTCGAGAAGGCCGGCGCAAACGTCCCCGTGATCGCCTGGGCGATCGTCGTCGCCGAGGTGTCAACCCAGGTCCCAAATGGGCGCCGCGCGTTCGCCTGGCCGGTGTCGTCGATCGCGGTGACGTGCCAGGCGACCAGGTCCGGCCGCGATTCGTAGGACTGATCGACCGTCTGGACCGCGCCGGTAAAGAGGAGCCGCGCGCCCATCGTGACGCGGACCGACTGGCCGACGGCGGGCCCGTCGCCTTCCATCGTGAACGTGCAGGTGTTGGGGGCGTCGTTCAGGATGTCGTGAATGGTGACGCCCTGGACGCGCACGCGGCCGGTCACGTTCACGCCCCCGATCCAGATGCCGGCGCCCGTGTCGATCGGGACGGAGAGATTCGCGGTCGCGGTAAAGACGATCGCCGCGTTGGCTTGCAGCCGCGCCGGCGGCGGGCTGATCGTGGCCGATGCGCTAAGGGTGATCGTCGCCGACGCGGCGAGTGATGCGCCCGCGCTGATGGCGGCGCGGAACACGCCCGCGAACGGGGCGCCCGCGAAATAGATCCCGCCGATCATTTAGGGTAGACTCCCCGGTCGATGGACGAGGCCGACTACCGGCGCGTGTATGACTCGGCGTACAAAGCCGGGATGCGGGCGGGCGAACGACGCGCCGCCGGACGCATGGTCTACCGTCGCCAGTACTGGCGCTGTCAATCGTGCGGCAAGGTCGGCATGGTGCTGTTTCGCGGCGACGATGACGAGCGGATGAAACAGTACCGCTTGAATGTCGCGCACGAACACCGCCACTGCCAGACGCCGCACATTCTGCGCCTGACGCCACATGAGGCCGAGAAGTGGAGTCCTCGCCCAAGTTAACGCAAGTACTGCGTTATCAGACAAGCCGCTTTCCTCCAGCGGGGCGCCCGCGAAATAGATCCCGCCGATCATTTAGGGTAGACTCCGGTGATGGAGATTCCACCGCAGGAACGCCTGTTCGACGGTGATCGCTATCGCTTGGCGACGATGGCCGAGGTCGTGCGCGGGCAGGACGATCCCGACTATCGCCTGTTCTTGCGGATCATTGACGGCGAGTGGTGGATTCGCGTCAGTTAACCAAAGCGGTGCTATCAGACCTTCATTGATCACGGCGTAATCTCACGATCAGCCCGACCACAAAGATCGCCGCAAAGACGGGGAGCCAGCCGATCCACGTCATGCCGTCACCCACACCCACAGCGCCGTCAGCGCCGCCGCCATCCGATTCATGATCGACGGTTGCCGTTCCAGTGCCGCTAACCGCGCTTCGTGTTCCTGCCAGCCGGTGATTAAGTCCGGCACGTATTTCGAGTAGTCCACGCCCCACGGATTTTTCAAGCGGCCCTGATCGTCTACGTCATCCGTGCCGACCGTGACCGCAAACGGCGCGACCGCATGGGCCTCTTGCGCGAACACGCCGCGCCCCGGCGTCCCGTCCGACGTCCAGTGAAACTTGTGAATAATCGTCCGGCGTAACACGTCCGGATCGGTGTGCCGCCCGCGATCGGTTTTCAGGCGGGCATCACTGGTAGTGGCGTAGGTGGTCGCACTCGCTAACGTGCCGATGTAGCCGACCTGCCCGTTCGCGTTCTGAAACGTGATCGGGAAGTTTTGCCCGACGCCGACGCCGAGACAGATAAAGTTCGGGACCGCCGCCCCGGACGACGTGTGATGAAACGTGGACCCGCCCGGGTCAAACACCGAGCCCCAACTAAACGCGCCCGAGCGAAACATCCGGCCCCGGGAGAACGCCCCGGTCACGAATTCGATCATCCCGTTCGGCGCATCCCCCGCGCCCAAGGTGATCGCCCCACCGCTGCCCGCGACTTCGTTCCCGAAGAGGTTGAAATACGCCCCACGGGTATTTGCGCCCGCCCCGGACGCCGTGACTTGGAGCACGTCCGCGTCCGCGCCATCCAGCGAGGACGTCCGGATAATGTGCGTCCCCGGTGTCGTAAACACCACATCGGCCGCCCCGCTCAGATGCCCGCCCGCACTGATCGCGCCGGGCGTCGTGATCAGGGGGAAGTTCGTCCCGCTCTCAATATCCGTCAGGCTCTTGGCGGTGATCGTCGCGGCGATGAGATCCCCGACGACAATCGCCCGCGCCGTCGTCCCCTCTTGCGCCCGCGTGATCGTTAAACTGTCGGTCGTGCGCGCCGTGACGCGGACCACTTCCGCATTCGCGGGCGTCGGCGCCTGATCGAACGGCCAGACGGTCGCCTGAAACGGGACCGCGGGAAAGCGCGCCCCCTCGCCGGCGGTGACGCCGAGCGTCGTCCCGGCCGCGCCGGTCGCCGTCGTGACGGTGGAGATCGCGAGATTCTTATGGGCGTCGAATGCCATGTCAGGCCACCGTGATCGTCAGACTACCGACGGGGAATGTCGGCGCCGGGTCGCCGTTCACGATGTCGCGCGCCGCGACGAGCGCGCCCCACACGAGCGGGTTGCCGGCGGTCGCCGCATCGAAGAGCGCGAAATGCGTCACCGTGCCCCAGTCGGCCGACGGGGCCGGGAAGGTCACCGCGGCGGCGTTACTCGTCGCGCCGCCCGTCCCGCTCGAGGCGCCGGTCGTGCCGCCTTGGGTCGCGGCCCAGTTCGTGTCTAAGGGCGGGAGGTTGACGCGCGCATACCCGCCGCCGGCGGCCTCGGTCCCGCCGCCCGTGTCACTCGGCGGCGCGGTAAAGAGTGCGACATAGAGCGCCGCCGGTTTCGCGAGCGTCGCCGCGCGGAACAGGTGATCGACGAGTTTGTTTTCGAGGTAATTGGTCGCGTTCATCGTTACGCCGTCCCTAACTGGGTACCCGCCCGGACTTGCCGCATGATGAGCTCGGCGACGCGGCGCGCGAGATTGCTCTCGGTGTCGACGAGGTTGAAGACGTTCGACACCTGGGCGCCGCCAAAACCCGAGCCCTTCGGAAAGACACTCGTCCCCGCCGGGAGATTCGCCAGGACCTCCCCGCCGTGCACCTTCGCGAGCCCGCCGCCAAAGTTTTCAATCCCGCCGGCGAACCCCGGGATCGGCGAGAAGGCCGTCCCGAGCCGCGCCTGGTTCTCGAGCGTTGACGTCGTCGTAAAGAGCGAGTTTTGATTCAGCAGCGCGTTCGAGGCGTTCGTAAATTTCATCAGCTCGATCCACCCTTCGATCGCGTCCTTGCTCATTTCCACGCTCATCGTCAGGCCTTGATAGGCGGCGTCCATATGCCAGGCGCTCTCCGTGACCCCCTCATTCGCGGCCTCAACCTCGGCCGCAACCCGGTTCTGTTCCAGCATGCTCGCGACCAGGGCGTCATTCGCCGCGGTCATCCGGTCCTGGTCGCCCAGCCGCGCCGCCTCCGCCGTCGCCGCCTCGTGATTCGCGCGGGCGATCTCGCCCATCTGCTCGACGTACCCCTTGCCGGCCGCGAGTTTCTGATTCGTGATCGCGAGTTGCTCCTCGTCGAACTTCGCCCGATCCGCCATCAGCCGGGCGTCGTATTCCATCTGCTCAATGCCCTTTTGGTTCGCCCGCTCCCGGCGCTCGGCGTCCGCGAGATCCTTCTGGTGTTCGGCCGTGAGCCGCGCCTGGGCCGCCGCGGCCTTGTCGGTTTCGGCCGCGAGGATCTTCAGGCCCAGCGCATGGATGCCGTACTTGGCCGTTAATTCCTCGACCTTTGCGCCGGCCTCGAGCGCGATCGCGATTTCCGCCTTCTGCGCGTCGGTGAGGTTGCGGACTTCCCGGTGCGCGTCGGCGAGCCGCTCCCGCCAGTTGATCTTGGCGTCGGCGTTACGCTGGGCGGCCTCGGTGTTGAACTTGATCGCCTCGGTATAGCTGATGGTCTCTTTCGCGCCCTGGGCGATCGCGCGGTTGATCACGTCCTGCTTCGCCCCCGCGGTTTCCGTCGCGACATTCCCGAGGCCCATCCACGACGCGGTGAGATCCTCGATCCCTTGCGTCAGGCCCGTCACTTCGCCGATCCACTTGCCCAGGTCCCAGGCCGTGAGCGCGGTCCCGACGACGGCGCCGGCCGTGCCCAGGAGGCCGAATTGCGCGACGGTCTTGCCGGCCGCGGCCGCGATGTCCTCGAGGCCCTTGATCTGGGGGCCGATGTTCACGCCGGCGGATTGCAGCAGCCCGTCAAATTGGCGGTAACTCTGATTGAGGGTGTTGACCGAGCCCGCGGCCCCCTCGGTCGCCTCGCTCAGCTCCTGAATCCGCCCGCCCGACGCGCCGATCTGGTTCAGCATCTGCTCTTGCGTCTGCGTCATCAGGCGGAGCGACGACTCGGCCTTCTGGGCGCCTCCCTCGAGCCCCTCGAGATTTTTGGTCGAGGTCTGGACGGCCTTATCGAAGCTGGAAAAATCCGCGGTGAAGACGCCGGTAACGGCCATCAGCGATCCGCCTGTTCCTGTTCGCGGACGAGCTCCTCGACGAGGACCTGATGGACGTCGGCGTCCAGATCCCGGACCCACTCATAGCGCCAGCCGAAGCGCCGAGCGATCGTGAGGTCACTCACGACGGCGTCCCGCCATTGGGGGTCGTTTTTTTTTGCGTCCGCGCCTCGAGCATCGCGGCCTCGTGTTCTTGGATCGCGTCCCGGATCTCCTCGAAGGCCTCCGGCGTGAGGCCGTTGATTACGTGGTAGAGATCATCCGTCGAGAGGTCCCGGATCGCGGGCTGGTCCTGATCGTCCTTCAGGTGCCAATCAAGCAGATACGCCAGGACCATGCACACCTGGAGCGGCATCAGCGGATCGCGCTCGAGACTCCCGTCTGGGCGGGTCCTGAACATCCGCGCGTATTGCGCCCGCTGTTCGCCGGCGGTCAGCCGCTCGCGGACGACGAGCGTGTCCCCGTTCGCGAGGGTCAAGGTTTTAGTTTGCGGGCGGACAAAGCGCGCCATCAATAATCCTCTCGAGGCCCGAGGGTCGCAATCATCCGGTCCCCCTCGATTCGAAACTCTTCAATCTGAAACAGCCAGCGTTTTTCACGGACGACGGCGACAAAGAGCAACGGCCGTTGCGCCATCTTGAAGGCATCCGATCCGACGATCCGCGCCGACAGCGACCATTTCGGGATCGCGCCCGTCCGTGTCGGCTTGGTCCGCGGGATCAACCGCCAGCCCTCGACGCCGGCGGCGACGTAATACGCCCAGCGGATCTGCCCGTCACGCCCTGCGATCCCGTCCCCGAGCATGTCAGGGGATCGCCGGTTCCATCACCCACGGCCCGGCGGCGTCGAATTTCGACGACCAGGTCACGGCGCCTTTGGCCGAGACACTCAGCGCGCCGTCGAGGTTGCCCAGGCCCTTGAATAGGAAGGTCGGCTCGCGCGTGTCGGGGATTAGGTGAATCATCGCGGCGACGTCGCCGAAGATCACGGCAAACAGTTGCTCGGGCGTCGTCGCTGAATCCCAACAACCCGTCATGGTCCCCGAGTAGGACGGGAGGCCGACGACCGTCTGTTTGTTGGTGTCCTGGAAACACGTCACGTCGACGCGATCCTTGGAGAGGTCGAGATCCCAGGTGTCGGTCGACGCGAGGGTGACGACGGTCGAGCCCCCGGTCGGGTCGAGCATCACGTCGCCTTTTTTGCCGTGGATACGGGCCATAAGAAAATCCTTTCGGGCGGTTAGTCGGGACTAGCAAACACTTCGTAATCGGCGCCGGCCATCTGCCAGCGGAGATCGTTGTCGATCGGATCGATCTGCACTTCGGGGCCGACGCGCTCGACCCGGAGCGTCGACATATGCGTATACCCGGCGATCGTGAGGACGGTGTCCTCGAGCAGTTGGTGGATCCGATAGGCCGCCGCATCCGCCGGCGCCGGCGACTTCGCGAGGCGCCAGGCGGTCACGCGATACTGAAAGGTTTCATAGAGGGGCGCGCGAAAGCCGTCGATGTCCTCATGCGTTTGTGGCTGCACAATCACGAAGCCCGTCCGGGGCGGGCGGGACGCCGGCGCGACGGTCAACCACACGCCATCGGGCGCGAGCGCGGCGAGCTCGAGATCGGCGGCCAGGACGGCCACGATCGCCGCGTCGACGGCGGCGACGTTAGCGACGGACATCGAGCCCCGCCTGTTCGACGACCGCGACGAGGTCCTCGTCCTGTTCGCGGCGGTGCCGCATGACGACGGGGACAAAGATATTCGCGCCCGGCATGAAGCCGCGATTTTGTCCGCGCTTATTCGACCGGACGACGGTCCCCGTTTCGAACAACGTCGCATGAGGCGCCGCCGATCGGACGACGCGCCGCACGGTCAGCCGCCCGTCTTCGTTCTTGACGCGGACGCCTTTCCGGAGGTTGCCCGTGTCGCCTTCGGGATACGCCGCTTTGATCTCGGCGGCGGCGGCCTCGGCCGCCCCCGCGACAATGCCGACGGAGAGATCCGTCAGCTCCTCGGGGAGGTGCGTCAAGGCCTCGCGCAATTCCTTGAGGCCGATCCATTTCAGGGTGACACTCACGGCGTCCCCTGTTCGACGGCGGTCAGTTCCATCCGCGGCGGCCGGGTGTCGACAAACGTCGCCGCGGTGATCGCGTAGGTCTTGCCGTTGTGGAGCATCCGCGTCCGCGTCGAGACGCCCGGGTGATAGTGGCCGCGGACCGTGACGAGGACCGCGGTCATCACCGCGGCGCCGCCAGCGGATCGTTCCTGGTCGACGGCGGCCACCGGCGCGACCTGGACTTTCCACGTCGGCGGCGTCAGGTCGTGCCAGGTTTGCGTATACCCGCCGACGCCGTCGGGGACGTCGACCGGGTCCTGGAACGTCACGAGGTGCTTGTAGTCGCCGATCATGCGATCCCTGGTGTGTGATAGCGCGCGAGGAGCAATTTGATCCGCTCCCAGAATTTCGGGAAGTCCGTCTCGTCGTCGCCGCGGCCCTGATGCAGTCGGCCCAGTAGTAACTTGATCGCGGCGGTGACGTCGCCAGGCGCCGTCGTCGGATCGGTCCACGTCTCCGCCTGGCCGCCGGCGCCCTTCAAGAAGCGGAGGATCGTGTCCTCGGCCTCGTCGAGCTGATCCTGGATCTGCTGGTCGCCGGGGTCGCCGGCCGGGAGCGTGATCTCGAGGTGCGCCTTCGCTTGCGGGAGCGTGACGAGTTTCGCGGGCGCCGGCATTACCGCGGCCCCTTCGCGTCGCGGCCGTCCTTGCCGCGCTTGCAGATCAGTTTCCAGGCCGACGACTGGCCCGGGCGGTCGGTCGTCGTCGCGGCCTTGCAGAGCCAGAGCGATCCGTCGTCGGTGACGACGTCGCCGGCGGCGTAGGTCGTCGCGCCGTCGTAGACGTCCCGGTAATGATCGGCAAACTTCCCGATCGGCCCAGGCGGGCCGGGGAGGCCGTCCTGGCCATCCTTCCCGGGGGCGCCGGCGGGACCCACGGCGCCCGGCGGGCCGGGGACCTGGGCGCGGGCCCGGAGCTCGGCGAGCTCGGCGCGCAAGGCCGCGACGTCGCGGGAGATCGTCCCGACCTCCGCCGTCACGGGCGCGATCGCCGCTTTCATCGACACGCCGACGAGGGTCGCGACGTCATCAAGCCGCGGCATAGATCAGCATCGCTTTCTCCTGGGCCCGCGCGAGCTCGTCCGCGGTCGCGGGATCGTCGTCCGCGGGCGGGAGGGCCATCGCCCCCGGCGCGGCGGGGAGCTCGGGGATCGGCCGCGTCGCGAGCTGCTCGAGCGGCCAGTATTGCTGTTGCATATAGGGCGTGTGCCCGCCGGGGACGGGCGCCAGGCCGAAGTATTTCTTGCGCGCCTCGTTGATCGTCATCCCGCCCGAGCTGATCGCCTTGGCGGCGGCCTCGTTCTTCGAGAGCGAATCCATCCGCATCAGATCATCGAGATCGAATTCCGTCCCGTAGGGTTTCGGGAGCTCGAGCCCTTCGTCGAGACAGATCTCGAGGTTCTCGATCTTTTCCTGCAAGCATTGCGAGTAGTACTGGATCGTGAGCGGTTCAATGTTCGCGTAGGGCGGCGGGTCGCCGATCGAGATCATGTAGGGCTGAATATGAAAGCAACTACAGACGGTTGTCGCCGACCATTGCAATTGCTCGATCAGTTGCGCGTCGGCGGCGTTGACCGCCATTTGTTCGTAGGTGAGGCCGTGTGAGAGGAGCGCGACCTTTCCGGCGTTGTCGCCGCTGTAGCCGGCCATCCACCGATCTTTCAGATCCGCCGCTTGCTCGTCGGTGAGGTCTTGCGGCGTCGTCAGGATCCCGGACGGTTGCGAGCCGTTCTTAAAAAACGCCGTCGCGCCGTTTTGAATCGCGAGCCCTTGCAGGGCGGCGACGCCACACGCATAGATCGGACTGACGCCGACGAGCGGGTGATAGAGCGGGACCATTTTGTCGTGGATGATCTCGCGCGCGGGGACGACGACCTTGTCCTCGACGGTCGCGAGATCATCGCGCGTCAATTCATAAAAGACCTCGCCGCTCGTCGTGACCATCGGGACGACGCGCGTCGGGTCGAGCACATAGAGCGCGACGACGACGCCGCGGGCGTCGCGTTCCTTCAGGACGTAGGTATTCCCGTGGATTAGTTTCGACATCACCCAGTGCGTGATGAACTGGATCCGGTTCTGGTAGCGGTTGGGTTTCTTGAGGACCGGCGAAAACGCGGGGGAGGTCGTCTCCGTCCAGATCCCAAAATCGTCGACTTCGACCAGGCGGAGGCCGAGCTTCGCAATGTCGGACGCGATGAGCGTCGCACACGCAAAGACCGCGGAATACGTCAGCGACGTTTCCGCGGTGATCTCCTGGTTCTGTTGCCAGGCGCCCATGAAGGGCTCGCGCACGATCGGCCACCAGCCGCCGCGCGTCATCGATCGCACGGGCGCGGCGACGAGGCCGAGGACCTTCGTCACGAGCTCCACAAATCCGCGCCGGCTGATCTCCACTCGTCTCCGGTTCTCAGGTCAGGGCGTCCCGGCTCGCGGGTCTGCGGCGATGGCGAAACCGCGCGTCTCCCAGCGTCGGGACGCCCTGAGCTGTGGTTAGTTCGCTTTCTTCGCGCGCCCGCTCTCGTCGATCGTCGCGGTCCCGGTCGGCGCCGGCCAATTCGCCGCGGTGAGGTACTTCACGGCGTTGGTCGCGACCCGTTTCCAGTTCACAAACCGCTCGGCCCGGAGCGCGACCATGTTGTTTTGGAACAGCGACACATAGACGGTCGTGGCGTCCGCCGGCGACATCGGCGCCGAGTCCATTTGCAAGGACGCCTCGCGCGAGGCGTCGATCGTCACGCCGCCGTCGTCGGCATAGAGGACGAGCGCCGGCTGGAGGGCGACGACGTTGGTCGTCGCGGCGTTCGACGTGATGAACGTGAGCCCGCGATAACTGCCGCCGGCCAGCGTGACGCCGGGGAATTCGGGCGAGCCGTCGAGGTTCTGACGGAATGAGAGCGCGAGCGCGTTCGCCGGCGACAGAATGAAGGTCACGCCGGCGACGGGGATGTTATTCGTCGCGAAGTGATTGATCAATCCCATGATGTCGGCGATCGGGTTCGCGGTCGCGGCCGCGGTCGGCGCGCCGTTCGTGATCGACGCCGGATTCACGCCCGCGACGGCCGCGACGGCCGGATCAATAAACTGCGCGTCCAGGAATTGCGCGATCCCGGCGACCATGTCGGCGCGGACGAGGGCCTCGGCGCTGGGGTTCGAGAACCGGACGAGCTCCTCGGTCAGGACAATGATCCCGGCCACCTTGGTCACGCCGAGCGTGTCACTCGCAAAGGCGAGTTTGGTCAACGGCTTGGGTTTCGCTTCCCCGACCCAGCCATACGTCCCGCCGGCGGTCTGCATGGGGACCTTGCAATTGAAGGGGACATTGCGGAGGCCGGGGATCTTGCCGAGGATCGTCGCCGGCCTCAGCAGCTCAATAAAATCACTCACCATGGTCTGGTTGACGAGCGGCGCGGCCCAGGCCGGATCGGTCGTCGTCCCGGGCGCCATGGCGGCCTTGAGCGAGAGCGCGACCTCGGGCGTTGAATCGTTCCAGCGTGTCGCGAATTCCGCGGCCTCGTGTTTGTTGCCCTGACAGGCCAGGAGCGCGATCGCCTGGCGGACGAACGCCGTCCCGAGCGGGACGTTCGGCTTGACCGTGACCCGGCTGTAGGTCTTCACGATCCCGGTCGCGGGGACCGGCGTCGCGGTCGCGATCGCGAGCTGCTCGTGTTCGCGCCAGCGTTTGAGATCGGCGTCAATGCTTTTGACCTGATCTGACAGGCCATCGTGTTCGGTCGCGGCCTCGGCCTCGAGCGTTTGCCCGTCGGCGGCCGCGGTGTCCATGATCTCCGTCATGCGGGCGACGGTCGCCGCGCGTTTGTTCTCGAGGTTCTGAATATGATCGGCGGGTGTCTTGCCCATGATGCGGGGCCTCGTGGTCGTCAAGCCCGTGACGCCGGGCAAGGTGAGGCCAGACGCGGCCGCATGATCGAGCGATTTAATGACGGCAAAGGTCGCGGACTGATGCGCGGGGACCGTGACGAGTGAGAGCTCGAGGATCTCCGATTTCAAAAACCGCATCCCGCCGGTCTTGAGCGGTTCGACCGCATCGCGGATCGGCTTGAAGCCGATCGACACGCCGCGGATCAACTTGTGGAGGATCGACGACCAGGCGCGATCGACTTCGTCTTTCAGCGGGCCGGGGTCGTCAATCACCGGGAGCTCGGCCTCGAACGTGATTCCCGCCGCGGTCGGGCGCCCGAGGCGCGCGACGCCGACGGGGGTTTCTCGCTTGTGGTGTAAGAGGAGCGGGAGCTCGGCTGCAAACGTGGCGCCGAGCGGTTCGACGATATCGCCCAGGCGGTCGGGCTCGGGCGTCGACGCGACGCCGCGAATTACCCGCCGGGCCTGGTCAATCGATTTGATCTCGAGGATCGAGTACGCGCGCTCCACGGTCGGGCCCTATCTTGCGACCGTGGGTCATACGCCCACAAGTTATGTTAACTAATGCGGCCGGGCCGTCTCGCGCGCGAGCGCGCGCCGGATCAGGTCTTGGATCGATTCCCGCCGGATCGCGGCCGCTTTCGTGACGGCGGTATAGGTCGCCGCCGTCAGGCGGACGCCGACGAGCGTCGAGGGGCGGCCCGCGGGGTCGAGGGTCGGGCGGCCGCGGCGTTTGTGTTCCTGCATCATCGTCCCCCCATAAACAACATCTGGACCCGTGGTGGTTTGTTGAGAACGCCGGCGGCGATCGCATCCGTCCGCGCCTCCCAGGAGAGGACGGCCGCCATCGCGAGGTCTATTTTAAGCGGAGAGTCCGGCCGATCCTTGCGAATCAGCCAGAGCGGCGATCCTTGTTCGTCGCGCCCGCCGGGCAGGTCATGGCGCCGACTGTGGCCCAGGTGTCGGGTCAGCCGCGGATCCCCGTCATGGGAGACGGCCCCGCTCCGGATCGCGTTCTGGAAACTCTTAAGCGCGTACGTCATGGGGCGCCGGCGGGTCGTCCACCAGGCGACGACCTTCTTGTCGCCGAGCGCGGGATCGCCGGCCCACTGCGCGATCCACGATCCCCAGTACGGCGGATCGGCATAGAGGCGCCAGACATTGAATTCTTTAAACAGCCCGCGGATCGTCGTGTCGACCTCGTCGGTCGGGACCTGCCAATCGGTCCGGCCGGGCGGACATTCCCACACGCCGGGGACCCATTGAAAGCCGCTCTCGACGTGCGTCGCGACGATCCCGGTCGCGTCGTGAAACATCGCGCCATCAAAGCCGAGCGTGATCGCGTCGCCGGGCGCGACGGGCGACGGGCGCGCGAGCTGGAGCCACCGCGGCACGTCGAACGCTTGCGTCCCGCCTTTGACCAGGCGATTCAACCAGACGCGCTCGAGATACGCGCGATCGGCTTCGGGATCTTCCCAGGCCGCCGCGATCGCTTCAATGTCGGACCATGCACTCGAGGGACCCGAGGCCTCGACGATCGCCGCGCGGAGGCCGTCCGGTGTCTCGAGGTCGTGTGTCTCCGAGGCGTCACGGTGAAAGTAGAACAGGCGCGCATCCGTGACCCGGCCGGCGGCGACGGCCTGGGCGTATTCCATCGTCGACTCGGCGACCGATCCCATGCCCGGTTCTGGCGCGGTCGTCGTCTCGAGCGTCCACGCATCCGCGGCGCGGCGTTTCGGAATGTTCGCGAGCATCGTCCGATGTGCACGGACCAGGCGCGGCAAGACAAAGCGATGTGTTTCGTCGAAATGTTGGAAGGTCGTCCGGGCGCCGTCGCGCGCATCCGGCGCCGCGGCGAGCGCGACCGCTTTCCCGCCGCCGGTCTTGCGGAGGATCCGCTCGAGGCCGATGTCGAAATCATCGCGGAGCGAGGAGAGCTCGAGGATCACGCGGAGCGCGGTATAGGCGAGGTCCTCGGATTGTTCTTCGGTGTAGGCGACAAGGGGAATATACGGATCGGTGACGGGCCCGCCGATCGGATCCCCGTCGGCCGTCCAGCCGATGCCGCGGACCGGCGCCGCGGGATGGAGCTCACACGCCGCGAGCCAGGCCGCGAGCTCGGTTTTCGCGGTGCCCTTGCGGAGCGAAATCCCGACGCGCTTAAAGCGCCGGCGGAGCGCCATCGGGTGATCGCGCGGATAGACCTCATACATCCGATAGATCAACGCGACCTTTTCGGCGTCGAGGCGCGCCGGCTGCCCGCGCAGATCGCCCGGGCCAAAGACTAAATGCTGTTCGATGAAATCACACACGCCAGGGCCGAGCGTCGGCCAGAGGATCCGATCGTGCGGGACGGTGAGGATCATTTCATCATTGGATCGTCGGGTTCAGCAGCGTACGCGGATCGACGCGCGCGGTCGGCGGGGCCGCGACGGGCGCCGGCGGGCGATCGTCAGTCGTCGCACGGATGCGCGTCGCGAGCTGTTTTACGACGGACTGAAATCGGCCGACGGCGGCGAGCCGGATCGAGGGGAGCTCGGCGGCGTTCTGCGCGACGGTTAACGCGAGGTCGGCCAGGTCGACGAGTTTAGCGTCCGTCGCGTCGAGCGGATAGGCGGCGCGGATCGCCGCGGCCCAGGTCGTCGCGTCAACGGTCAGCGGGTCGACGGCGGGCACGGCTGGGACCGCGTCCGGACGGTCCCGCGGATCCCGTGTGTCGGGCACGTGTCCCGCCACCATCCACCGATGCACCGTGGATCGATTCACGCCTAACTTGGCGGCGACCTCGGTCGGGGAGAGTCCGAGCTCGGCGAGCCGGATCGCCTCGGTTCCCAGGTGTTGCCGTTTTCGTGTGCGTTGCATAGAGATCCATTCTGTTGCAACCGTCGCGCGCCGTTGCAAATTGAAAAAGCAGTG